AAATCTGGGCATGTTCACCTTCGAACTGCGATCTCCCGAGGAGTGACGTCTTCTTCGAAATCCATGCGATGGACACCACGTTGATGGAGCCGCAATACGCGGAATTCGTCAAGTGGTGCCGGTCGCACCCAAAAATCTACATGCAGGAGAAGCGGTCGGAATATCCTGGGGCAATCGTCTATCCAAAGGACGAAATGTTCAAGGAGTTCGGGCCGTACTTCTTCACGTCGTCGCTGGCCTATATGCTGGCGTTGGCGATTTCCAAAAACCCGGAAGCCATCGGCCTGTTCGGCGTCGATATGTCGGCGGGTAATGAATACGGCTACCAACGAGCCGGCTGTCATTACTTCATTCAGGAAGCCAAGAAACGGGACATCAATCTCGTCGTCCCGTTCGAAAGCGACATTCTGGAACCACCCCCGCCGTATGGCTATCGGGAGGCCTCCCGCATGTGGTGGAAGATGAACACGCGCTGGAAAGAGCTTCATGGCAAGGCCAACGCAATCGATTCCCAACTGGCTGAACTGCAAACCCAGAGAACGCTCCTGATGGGAGCTATGGATGACGCTCAATACGTCTGCAACACCTATTACAAGGAGAATTAAATGGCACTCCCCGAAAACCGGCCGCTGAGCGAGTCGGCGATTACCGTGACGATGGCCGACCTTTCCACGGCTTCTTCCGTATTTGTGGCCTCGCCGTGGCGCGGAACGATCAAGCGGGTTTATTCCGCCATCACCAATGCGATCACGACCGCGGATGGCTCTGTCTCGCTGGAGATCAACGGAACTGCCGTCACGGGATCAACCATCACTATCACGCAGGCCAGCTCGGCGGCGGGCGATGTCGATAGTTGCACCACGACCGGCGCAAACTACGTCAACGAAGGCGATACCATTGAGATCATCACGACGGGCGCCTGTGACACGACCTGCATCACGACCTTTACCATCGTTATCGATCGGGACTAATGCGCATGGCCCAACAGTATATCGGGACGGGTCGTCTAGGGACGTCCCAGGTCAAGGCTTATACGACGACAGCCGCGATCGACAACGCCATCGGGTCCGGAACCAACAAGGTTCGCGTGGTCGTGACAACCGCGGCCTATATCAAGATCGGCGAGAGCCCGACTGCGACGACATCTGACGTATATATGCCGGCTGACTCCCCGGAATATTTCACGATCAGCGCAGGGGAAAAGGTGGCCGCCGTTCAAGTATCGTCCGGCGGTAACCTGCACGTTACGGAAGTGTCGTGACCGTCAAGACGCTTTACCACGCTGACGGAAGCGAAATCACCATTCAGCGCGTGCAGGACGTAGAGCCTATCCTTGAGCACAACAAGCACTTGAGGACGGTCGAGCAGCGCAGCGATTGGGGCCGGCATCGCTACAGCATCCCGAATGTCGTTCTTGAGGGTTGGCTGACAGATGAATGGAATCGCGGGAATGTTGCAATGCAATGGGGGACAGATGAGTTCTTCGAATTGGTAGAGCGCAAGATGAAAGACCCTGAAAACTCGGCGTGGATCGTGGAAGCTTCGTTCAATGGTTCTCTGGGGTTTGGTAGCTGATGGCCATAACGACCTATTCGGAATTGCAGACAGCCATTGCCAATTGGTTGTCCCGCGATGAGCTGACTGCGTATATTCCGGACTTTATCACGCTGTTTGAAGCCGCTGCGTGCCGAAGGCTCAGGGTCCGCCGCATGGAAACTACCACAACGCTAACGCCATCGAGTGGCGTTGCTACAATCCCGAGCGATTATCTCGGCCATCGCCGGGTGACATGGACAGGCTCACCGATCCATGAATTGTCTTATGTTGCACCGACGATCTATGTTGGCTATCTGGAGTCTGGCAGTGGTGTTCCTTCGGTATACACGATTGAGGGGTCGAACCTTCGTCTTGCGCCATCGGATGATAACGATCTGACGTTTGATTACTACGCGAGGACGGCGGCCGTTTCAGGGTCGTTAAACTGGCTGTTCACCAATCACCCGGACGCTTATCTGTTCGGCTCTCTTTGTGAGGCCAACGCCTTCAACAAGGCGGTTGATGCGGCTGGCTTGTGGAAAGCAAGGCGTGACGAAATCTTTGATGAAATCTCCCGGCTTGATTTCAACGAGCGGCAGGGAATGGCCGTGCGTGTCTACGGGGCGACCCCCTGATGGCAATTTTGCCCTTCGGAGAATACAAGCCAGATGTTTCCGACTACGAAGGGCAGGCAACCAGGAACATTAGCAATGTTCTCCCGAGAGGTGATGGCTACGGACCTTTCCCGGACTTCGCCATTCTCACTCAGGCGTTGCCGGTGGGGTGTAGGGGCGGGTTCTACGCCCTGAAATCAGACGGCTCGGTGGCGGTGTTTGCGGGCACATCGGACAGGCTTTGGCTGGCGAGCAATACCGACTATTCATGGGCGCCTGTTTCCCGTGTGGTCGCGGTTACATCGATCACGAATGCAAGCCCTGCCGTAGTCAACTACACGGGCCATCCGTTCGTTGCCGGGGACAAGGTTGTGTTTTCCACCTCTGGAGCGCTGCCGACCGGATTGACGGCAGGAACGGTCTACTACGTGATAGCCGCTGGCCTTACTGCAAATGCTTTCGAGGTATCGGCGACATCGGGCGGAGCTGCGGTAAACACTTCAAGCGCGGGTTCAGGTACGCATTCGGTCACCTCTACCTACTCAGCGCTTTCGTCGGACGCTCAATGGCAGTTTGCTCAGTTCGGCAATCTGGTATTCGCGACGCAGAAAAACGCAGTTCTTCAGGTCTACAATCTGGCGTCATCTGCCGCATTTGCGGATACTGCAGGCTCTCCGCCGCAGGCATCGTATATCAGCGTAGTTGGACGTTTCCTCGTTCTGTCCGGGCTTCTATCGTTCCCGTTCCGCATCCAATGGTCCGGGTTGAACGACACGACGAACTGGACGAGCGGGGTAGGCAGCTCGGATTATCAGGACTTCCCTGACGGTGGCATTGTCCGCGGCGTGGCGGGCGGTGAATTCGGGACGGTGTTTCAGGATCAGGCCATTCGCCGGATGTCCTATATTCCAGGCTCACCGCTGATTTTCCAGATCGAGCGCATCGCGCAAGACCTCGGTCTATTCGCGCCTTACAGCATCGTCCGTGCAGGCAGCCTGATATTCTTTCACTCGGCCCAAGGCTTCTACAAGATCGCACCCGGAGGAATACCCGAGCAGATCGGCCGAGAGAAGGTTGACCGAACGTTCTTTGACGATCTCGACAAGACAGAGTTGAGGATGTTCATCGGGGCATCGGACCCGAGATCAACAAGGGCATTCTGGGCCTATAAGTCCACATCGGGCACCACCGGGCTTTATGACAAAATCATTGGTTATGATTCCGCGCTGGATCGCTTCTTCCCGATTTTGATGACTGGAGAGTATCTGCTCGGCATGTCGCAGCCGGGCATCACGCTTGAGAATCTCGACACATTGTCGGCATCGATTGATGCGCTGGCGGCTTCGCTGGACTCGTTCGCGGTTTCCACTCAGCCCTTGATTGCGCAGTTCTCAAGCGCACACAAGATGGGATTTTTCTCCGGCTCCAATCTGGAGGCAACACTTGAGACAGCAGAACAGGGTGCGGACGGCGAGCAGGTATTTTGTAGCGGATTTCGGCCGGTCACGGACGCACCAACGGTTTATGGCTCGCTCTCATACCGGAACCTGACATCCGAAACGCCGACGTCGCTACCTGAAATCTTGAGAAATTCAAGAACAGGAAACTGCGATCTGCGCCGGTCTACCAAATTTACCAGGATGAAGATTCGCATCCATGCATCTACGAATTGGACGTTTTCGGCGGGCGTTCATCCCGCCATTAGACCGGATGGGCAGACGTGAGAGTCATCGAAACTAACCAGCGCGTTGTTCGGTTCAAGCGCGTTGAAGAACGCGACTTTGCGATCAACTGCGCCATGAAAGAACTCTATGACGCAGGGTGCCGACGACTTCGTGCGGTAAAGCTGCCGACCAACGGAGACTATGTGCGCATCCGTGTGATGGGGTGGCAGACGTGAGAGAATATTACGTCCCTGGACTCGGGGAAAAAGACCCGGACAAGATCATCAGATCGCTTATGCAGGCGCATGAAAACTCTGCGACTGATGCGGATGATATTGCCTTGCGTGTAGAAGGCCCAGCCAGTGCGACAGACAGCGGTTTTGTTGTTTATGACGGCACCACAGGCAAGCTTGTCAAGAACCACGCTGCAACCATTGCACTTGGTTCGGAGGTCTCAGGTACTCTCCCGGTAGCGAATGGCGGCACCAATTACACGGGCGTTGCTTGGACGACATACACACCAACCCCAACGTCTGGTGCTGGATCATTTACAACGGTAAGTGCGGCAGGTTCCTATCTTGCGATTGGCAAGCTTGTTCACTTCTGTCTGACGATAACGATCACTAATGCTGGAACAGCATCTGGTGCCATCGTCTGTGCGCTTCCGACCGGAACACCGGTCAGACCTGCAATGGTGGCGGTAGGAGAAACGGCAAATACCGGGATTTCTGGAGTTGGCCGCATCTCGGCAGGGAGTTCCAATATACTAATTGTAAAGTACGACGCTGGGACGCTGATCGCTACGAATAACGTTCTCAGCATGAGCGGCATCTATGAAATTACATGACTGTTGATCTTCTCTGCGTCAATCCATCCGATGTTCACAAGACATGGCCGCTGGCGCGAGATTTGATCCGCGCCGCGATCGAGCGAACGGACCTGAGCGATTTCTCGGATATCGAGAGCGATGTTTTAGCAGGAAACCAGTTGTTGTGGCTTGCGATCAGCGATCATGTCGAGGCAGCGGCGACGACGCACCTGTCGCGCAATGTCTGCACGCTGACGGCATGCTCTGGGCATGCTCGGGAGAGATGGTTGCCGCTGTTCGATCGGATTGAAAAGTACGCAAAGGACGAAGGTTGCCACGCCATGCGAATCTACGGCCGAATTGGATGGCAGCGAGTCCTCAAAGATTATAAAGTAGAGCATATAATTTTGGAGAAGGCTCTATGATGCCACAGGAACTGCACATCCCCGCAGGGTGGAGATTTGGTCGGCTG